GGGTATGTACGGTAATAACTTCTATCTAATGTCAGGAGAAAATGCTTTTGAAAATGATGCAGATGGTCGTATGATTCTTAAAAATCAATTAACTCAAGATAAAATTCCACAAGTTAATTTTAGTGAGCTTTTTAAAGTATTACCAGTACCCTATGGAGAAGCCGCTGATCTTGAAGTTAATAAGAAACCAAATTTATCAGTATACATAAATCTTGGATTATTTTTCTTAATGCTAAATCATACTGGATTACTTTACAATAAGGAAACATTAGGAAAAATAAAGACAGGCGATGTTGTAACTCCAGTAACCTATTTAGATTTTAATCCTGAAACTAATTATTATCTTAGTAGCATAAATCAAATGTCTTTAGATCCTTATAAGTTCTTAGTTCCTTATATTGGAAAAAATAAAGACTATGAGAAGCTATTTGATTCTTCATTAATACCAAATGGATTTATAAAAGCAGTTCTACCTAAAAAATCAAGCGAAGATCAGCAAGTATCAACTCCTGCTGCAACTAAACTTTTTGATTTTAATGATGATAGATTAAGTGGAGCTCTTCCTGAACAAAAGAAACCAAAATCTGGAGGTACACCTGATGGGTACATAGGAAGACTTATGTATATTATGGTCGATATAAATTATCTTTTAGAAGAGGTAATACAACCTATAAAAACCAACAGTGATAATAATGAGGCATATTTTCAGACTGTAATAGAAAAGATATTATCTGATCTCAATAAAAGTATGGGATTATATAACTCATTTAGATTATCTTATAGTGATACAGGAAACTGCTATGTTATAACAGATGATCAAATTCAGATGAGACCTGATGAAACTATTCAAAGTGTACATAGCAGAATAGTTAAGGATAGCAGTAATGAATGTGAAATACCTGTTTACGGAAAAAGTTCTATAGCAAGATCATTTGAAATTCGTACAGATCTAAGTTCTAGGCTTGCGAGTATGATAGCTATTGCATCAAATCCTGGAGTATCTGATCAAGTGTCAAATTCAAAAAATACTTCTGATTTTGGGATTTATAATACAGGATCTTTTGATAGATATTTACCATACAAAGTAAGTGATCCTACCGCACCTGAAACAGAATCATCTAATGCTCCAGCTGCACAACTTGCTATTAATTTTAATAATGTTGTAAAGAGCATATATAGTGTTTCCAGAGACACTACTAATCAAGAAACTAGTGGACTTTTTATATCAAGAGATTCTATAAATAAAGCAATGACTTATTATATAGATAGAATGGCAAAGGTGAAAAATGAACAACCTGAGTCAGTCCATGCTATGATTATACCTCTTAAATCAAGTATAACTATGGATGGAATGTCAGGACTTTATCCATTCCAATTATATACAGTGGATGAAAGAATTTTACCATATAGATATAGTTCTACAAATTTAAGTAACGGTCCTGAGAATTTAAGAAAAATTGCATTCTCTATATCTAAGATGACTCATACAATATCAGATAATCAATGGGTAACAAGTATGGATGGATTTATGACAACATTAAGAAATCCAAGTAAACAAGGTCAATCAGATGTAAGAGAAGTAAAACCTACTACAATACCAGTTACTGAAAGTGATATGTTTGGAATTGTAAATTTAGGTAATTTACCTAAAAATGCAAATATCATATATAATTTCTTTATTAGAAAAAATTTATCTTCTCATGTTGCAGCAGCATTTGTAGGAAACTTTTGGCAAGAAAGTGGATTAAATCCTGAAAGTTCTCAAGATAAAAGTGTTACTACAATAACTCCAAATATTGGATATGGATTAGCTCAATGGACGATAGAATCAAGACAAAATAAATTAAAATCATTTGCACTAGGACAAGGTAAAAAAGTTAATGATTTATATTTACAATTAGATTTTGTTTGGGAAGAATTAAATACAGATTTTCTCAGTGTTTTAATTAAATTGAAAACTTCAAAAAACGTTCAAGAAGCTACAAGCATAATAATGAATGAATATGAAAGACCAAATTTAAGTAAAGCAAATTTCCCAAATAGATTAGCGGCAGCTGAAAAAATATTTAAAGATAATACAGCAACATTATCATAAAACATGGCACTTAGATACTATCCATCATTCAGAATACAGACAAATCAAAGCACAACAGGAGGAGACTATACTGTTAATGGAAAGCCTTATGTAGGAAAATTCTACACAACGTATGACGGAAAAGCATATTCAGGATCAGATCCAGTGTCAGGTCCAAATGAACTATTGACTCGAGCAGAAAAATATCAGACATCTCCAGTGCTAGATTCTAAGGCTTTACCACCTGTACTTAAAGATACATTAGCGTCAGTAACTCCTTCTCAAAAAGCAATCACAGCACCAACAACACAGCAGGCATACTATGGAGTTGGAAATCCAGCAGGAGGACCAACTCCATATTATCCATTTCCTCTACCAAGCGATTATGAAAGAGGTTACATTATAAGATACTTTGCAAAGAAGAAAAACAACGCTGGTTATGTTATCGAAGTCTCAGAGCAAGAGTACAATAATATACAAGACGGGACTGTAAATTATGATGTCTCAATATATCAGACTGGGCAAATACTTTGGAAACTTACAGGTCCTTTAAATTCTGTGAGACTAAGTCAATTTGATACAAGAGCTGGAATCATCGATACGAATAGGAGGCTGACTGAGAACTTAAACAAGACTTTCTTAGGCATTACGGATTTTATCGGCGGAGATTATATAAAGTTCGCAAGACCGACTACTTAGAACTTTAAATACAAAAGTTTCAAAGGATAACTTACATTCTTTAAAAGGTTATGTATTTTATCGTTGAAACATCAGATCAGTTAAGTAGGCTCAATCCAATTGATTCCTGCTTTATTCAGGTGATATCCTCCTCAGACAGGTATCATCCGGTGCTATCCAGGTGCTCTCTGGTCTATTATAATGATGGAGCCAAAGGTTATATATTCCCGGTCAATCACAGCGAAGGATTTAGCCTAGAAGTAGCTCAGATTCAATCCTTCATAAACTCACACCAAAAGGTATATTTACTCGATAAGAAGTTCCACTCGTATTTTTTAGATTTGCAAAATGTGGTAGATCTAAACTTTGTGAGAATGGATCAAGGCATAGAAGGATCAAAGCTAGAATGCAGCACAATATTGCATAGAGACTTTAATATAAGACTAGAGTCAACTCCAAATGTCAATGAGATAATTCCTATAACCAAGCATTATGAAAGATGCGAGTGTCTGTATAATAAGATCCAATCCCTGATAGATTTAGAGAATGACTACACGATATTAAACAGAGCGTCTGAGGCATATAAGTGGGTTGAAAGTCAAGGCATTGCAGTAGATCAAGAGCAATTTGAGCAGGTATACGGAGTAGAAAATCCTAGAAGTTTTATAAAGTCTGGACTAGTCTACTCATACTACAATATGTACAATACAACTGGAAGACCAACAAACTCTTATAATGGAGTCAATTTTGTTGCAATTCCAAAGACCAGCCAATTCAGAGAGTGTTTTATTCCTAGACATGATTTCCTAGTTGAGTTTGACTTTGACGCATACCACCTTAGACTAATAGCAAAGCAGATCAAGTATCAATTCCCAGATCCGCAAGAGTCGATCCATACTCAGTTAGGCAGAATATACTTTGGTAAACAAGAATTGAGCGAAGAGGAATATGCTAAGTCTAAAGAGATGACATTCAAGCAGTTATACGGTGGAATAGAAGACAAATACAAAGATTCACCTTTCTTTTCACAACTTGGAGATTTTATCGATGAGATTTGGAAGAGATACAAAAGAGACGGGTCGATAGTGCTTCCAACTGGGATAATGCTAAGAAGACACACAGAGATGACAAAGCTTAAGCTATTCAATTACTGGGTACAAAACTTAGAGACCAAGATAAATACACACAAGATAGAAAGGTTACGAGAAGTTATTGAAGAGGCTCAAAGCAAATTGATACTTATAACATATGACGCTTTTCTTTTTGATTATAGCATACAAGACGGCAAAGACTTCCTGGTCAAAGTCAAAGAAATTCTCGAAGAAGGAGGATTTAAAGTAAAACATAAACACGCAAAAAACTATTTTTTCAACTAAAACCCGATATTTATAAACATAAGAAGGTTATGACAAAGATTACGTTAACGCAAGAATCATTAATGAACAGGCTATTTTGTAGCTTTACTCCAAAAGATAAATTAGATCAAAGATTGGCTGAAATAAACAGTCAGTATAGGATTCTGTATAGCAAAATATTTGTGCTAGCATCTCCAGAATCTGAGGAGTATATGTGCACATACAACATAGAAGTAGAAGGACAAGAGACAACGATCCTAGGAAATACAATACTACTTCACAGAAAGAAAGAAACCAACACCCTCTATACAATAAATGCCCTTAATACTTTGATCATGAACCTAAACAACGGTGTCATGGACAATAGATTTCCTATCAACTGGGCTGAGTACAGAAATTCAATGCTTCTCACACAAGGTAATGAGTTCCGTAAATTAAACACAATCGTACATAAAATTGTAACGACTTCGTAGATCTATTTTTCTAGATCGCAATCATTTCTTATATTGAATTATAAACAATAATTTTTTAACATATGGCAATTGATGTAAACGCCCTCAAGGCAAGGCTCGCTGCGTTACAAAATCCCAAAGGTGCAAAGGGTGACAACCAACCCAAGACGCTTTGGAGAGCAGCAGTAGGAAAACACTCAGTAAGGATCCTTCCTTCGGTGTATGACAAGACAAATCCGTTTAAAGAGATCTACGTCTACTACGGAATTAACAACAAGACGATGATGTCCCCGGCGTGTTATGATGAGAAGGACCCAATCGCAGAGTTCACTCAAAAGCTCCGTAAGTCTTCAAACAAAGAAGATTGGCAGTTGGCTAGAAAGCTTGAACCAAAAATGAGGGTCATGGTACCAGTAATCGTACGTGGCGAAGAAGACAAGGGTGTAATGCTCTGGGAATTTGGTAAGCAGGTATACATGGAGCTTATCGCAATCATGGAAGACGAAGACGTAGGTGATTACACAGATCCAATTTCTGGTCGTGATATCACAATCGAGACTACATCACCTGAGCAGAACGGTACAAACTTCAACCAGTCTAAAGTACGTGTAAGGACTAAGATCACTCCGCTTTCAGAAAAAGAAGCAGAAGTTAAAAAGTGGCTGACAGAACAACCAAATCCAGTTGACGCTTATAAACATTTCTCTTATGAGGATATGAAATCGGCACTGCAAGCACATCTCAACCCAGAAGAAGAAACAGAAAAGCCAGCAGCCGCAGTTGAAGAGACTGAAACAGTTGGTGATCTGCCATGGGAAACTCAGAAAGAAGAAGCTCCAAAAAAGCAACCAAAGACAGAAGCAAAGTCTTTCTCTCTGAGCACAAAGAAGACCGATACTGACAAGGCTATCGATGATCTCTTCAATATTTAATCAAAACTAAAAAGGTTACATGGCAAAAGCGGAAAAGAAAGAGGGGCTCAATGGAGCCCTCTCTAAAGCTATAAAAGGTGAATTTAACTTGGACAAATTCAAGAAGTCCAAAAATTTATCAAGCACATCGGTAAAGTTTAAGGAGCAGCGGTGGATACCGCTCTCCAAAGCTTTCCAAGATACATTACAAATTCCTGGCG